TGTGGTATGATACATGTTCATACCTATCTTTTCATGCTTTACTATTATATGTGCCCACTTTGTAGGATTTGATGCTGCCTGTGTCCAGTTGTCAAACTCACCTTCAAACCAATTACAAAAAGTTTTAATCATTCTTCTTTATATAAGTCTGCTATCTCCTCTTCTGGTCTTGGTGCTTCATCTAGTTCTGATAAGTCTGCATTACTAGGCATAGTTTTATTAAGAGTCTCTAAAGGTTTCTTAGACATCATAGGACTATCAGGATGTGGAACTGCAGTTTGCTTACTCTTTAATGCTGCAGCAGATGTAATCTTTTTACTTTTACCTTTGTTTGCCTTACACTTTTTAATTGTTGAACAGGCATCGCCAACAGTAACTATATTTCCTGCTTCTTCATCTGGTATCTCAATACCAAAACATTCTTCTAAGAACATGACAAGTTCTACCATGTCCAGACTATCAGCGTCTAGATCAATAAACTTACTGTCCCATTCTATACTATCAATCTCAACTCTATCTCCTAAAGTTTCTTTAATGGCAAGACGTGCAACTTGCAGCATAATAGGTTTGCTAATCTTTGGAGATGATTTAAGTATCTCTTTGATCTGACTATATGTGTGATTATAAGACATTAGACGTAAGTAACTTGTTCAGTGGGAGTCAACTCGCGAATTACATTGAGAACATTCATGAACTGTTCCATGTCGCAATCAATTTCTTTGCGGTCACCTGTACTACTTATCAGTACAAATTTTCTGGATGTGATATCGACTATCACTTGTTCAAGGGTTTCTAGTTCGTCGTTATGCATTAATAAGATGCGATGATAAAACTAGTATAGCACGTAATCAGGAGTTTGTAAAGTAGGTAGTGTTACCCGCCCTAGCAGCACGTCTTATGGTTTCTTCAACCTTACTCATTAATTCAAGTCCTGCTTCTCTATTTGCCTTCATATTATCCATTGCGTTGCCTGTTTTATCTTCTCGCACTAATTCCTCGACGTAATCGTCTAAATGTTTTGCAAGAATACACTTTAAAAATTCTGCTTCCTGCTTGCTTACTGACATGTGATGTTGTGTCATGTGTGTTAATTGAAATCTACAATCAATTCAAGTATATCTCGGTTCCATCAATATCAACATTACCAGATGCGTTAATCTTAACGTCACCAGATGCTTGTTGATCAATAGTTCCTGATACATTTAATTTGTATGCATTACTATCAGGTGAGGAGATCATTGCATCGAATGCACCTCCACTTATACATGATACATTTCCACCATCTACTTGGGTTTTGATTTTACCACCCACATTAGTGAGTAAGTTACCATCAACTTTTTCATATCTGCACCCTGCAGCACGTGTACGAATATCTCCATCACTATTGACAGAGAATGTAGATGTTTCTTTTAATATCTTAACTTCATAATTACCTCTTACGTATTCTGTAACAGAACCGCCCCTACTCAAATCATTATATAAGAAAGTTGTCTGGTTCGTGTAGGCATTGGATTGCAACTTCATCTCATTCTTGGCTTGTATTGCCAAGTTCTCATCTGACTGAATAGTGCATACACCACCAACTTGCATCTGGTAGTTACCATTCACTCTATCAAAACGGTCACCTTCGACCTCACTATGCATATCACCTTCAACATAAAGATTGACATCACCAATAATATGTAATGCCATGCGGTCAGATTTTACGTCTTTACCGACTTTTATAACAAGATTATGGTCTGATAAGATATATGTATCATTATAAGAAACTAAGTTGTTGTTTTGTTTCTCATCTATATTCAAAAAATTGCCATTTGCATTGAGCAAACGTATGTATTCTCCATCCTCAGTATTGTTCATCTCGAACATATGACCCGCAGATGTTGCTTGTACCCAGTTAAGAGGATATTCTATTTTTGTATTAGGTGCTGTGTTAGGATCGTTAGTCCCACCTGTAAATGGATTTATATCAGACATTAGTAACCTCCGTAACCACCTTGTTGTGGTGGATTATTTTGTGCGGGTGGTGTTGATGGTGGAGTTTGTTGCTGCTGTGTCTGTTGTGTTGGTTGTGTGGTGTCCTGATTTACAGGAGTTGACACTGGATCAGCGACTGTTTGTTGAGACTGAGTTGCAACAGTAGTATTAAGTTGTGTTGTATCATCTAGTATACTATCAACTAAATTAAATCCTGAGTCAGTCAAACCAGCTTCTTCATCTTCTATAGCAGATTTTATCATAGGATGCCCTACACAGTCAACATATTGTGTGAGTGGTAAGACATTATTGTCTCTGATCTCTCTAGGACTTGTATATGCATACACTACACTTAAAGATCCACCAGTTCCAGTTCCTGCTGCTGATTTCTCCTCAACAATAGGTTTTACAAATCCCAAGACAGACTCTGTTACAACTGCTTTTACTAACTTACCATCCTTATCTGTTGTAGCAGAACCAATCTGCTTTTTCTTCGCTCCTATACCGATAGTAATTACTGGGTCTTTATAATCAGTTCCAACACTTACTATCTTGATTTCATCAACTTTAGGTATTATGTCACCACACTTAGCATATATTGCTGTTGCATCTTTTGGTATTACAAGTGTTGGGAATTTATTGTTGAAGTTTAATGTAAACTCATGACCAGATTTAGTTTTTAACTGCAAACCAACGACCAAGTTTGAATTAAATGCAGGATCTATAGTCGCAATCAATATGTTACTCTCGTCATAATCAGTGTCAACCACCTGTAGTATATCTGGATTACCTGTAATTACTTGTTCAATATATTCACCATCATTAACATGTTGCTGTAGTCCTGCTTTAGGTACCAACACACCGTATTGTTCGTTAGGACAATATGTACTTGCAGGATCGAATCCATATCCTACGCCAGGTTTGATAACTTCAATAGAATCAACCTTACCATTTACAATATTTGGTTTAAACTTAGCACCACTTCCCTCTGGTTCATTACATGTAAACTGTGCTTTAACTGTCGCTTCTGTATTGACGTTACTACCTTTCTTTTGCATCAACACGCCAAGTATTTGTCCTATGTCATCTACTATAGGTAATGCTTTTATAGGACTTGTTGACTGTAAATTATCCCATACCATCTCAGGGAAGCATGGTTTCTTGTTCAGGATGCTGTTACTACAGTTGACTGCTGCTGATGATATATTGCCTGATGAGTCATAGAAGTTTATACCCTCAAATTTTTCTAGAGGTCCTCGTGTATCAAAGTTTTTAAGTGACAGTCCAGTTGCTGCACCAGCTGCACTATCAAGATCTACTAAAGTTCCCTTATTAACATCAAATATCTTTTTGACTCCATTACGATCTACAGCAGGAACAAACCCATTGACAGGTTTACCATTACCAACGACTGATACAGAGTTAGGAGGTTTGACTGGATATTGATCTATCTGTTTCTGTGTAGCATCGTTTCCTTTCGCTTTTGCACCAAGACCAGTTTCAAATACAGATGCACCAATAGCACATGATAGAGCACCATCACAAAATAGATCTATGAAATCTAATACTTTATTAAGTAAGTTTTGTATTTTATCTCTTGCACCTTTGATAGCACCTGTAATACCTTTCAATATACCTAGTGCAGCAGTGATACTGTCCATGAGTTTCTTCATAATATCACCAAGGATATTTTGAACAAGACATAGTGCAGTGTCTAATACATTTTCTATTAGATCTTTTAATAATCCTTTGATAAAGTCACCAAGTTCACCTATTAACTGTTTGAATAAACACGAAACAAGATCTCCAACGTTTTTTAATTCATCTCTAACTGCAACATCTAACTCTGGGTCTGGTACACTAAGACTGGCAAGTCCATCTTGCACAAGTTTATTAGTCTCTTCCATGACTACGCCCTTGATGTTAGCAGTCAGTCCTGTAAGTTTCTTTTGTATGCGTTGTGACATGATATTGATTTCATAGTCAAGATCAACGACAGTACCATCTAACTTATTAACAAACTGATCTATGTCATTTTTTTCTATTCCACGAGCAAACTTCATAAACTCAGCAAGAGGACCTTCTAGTTTTGTAGCAGTCTCTGATCCACACTTACCATTACCAACTTGGACTGTTACTTTCTGCTTCTCATCTGCTATCTTCTGTTTCTCACTCTTCTCCTCTGCAGCACCACGTTCATTCTTAGTCTCTTCTGTTCCTTCTTCTGTTTTTTGTCCTTCATTTTTTGTAGGTGCTTCATCTATACCAGTCTCTTCATTTTTCTGAATTGTACTACCAGTGTTAGCTGCAGAACTACCTTGTGTACCATGATCTTTTTTCTTATAATTAACACTTGTTATTTGTGCAAATCCTTGAGGTTTACCACCCTCAACTCCATAACTACTATCTGGGTTCTCATCACTTATAGTTCCCATAACAATAGGAATCTGTGCTGAAGCACCATCCATAAAAAAACCAACAACCCAACTATTGAGTTGCAACTGATGAATAGATCCTATACCAGAACGTTGTGAATATATTGGGGGCATCAATACCTGAGCCCATGGTAGATCATACGTAGGTAACTCTTTTCTATTAGGACTGTGATATCCTATGATTCTAACTTTTACTTTGTTAGTCCAATCAAAGTCACCATAGTCAAAGTCACCATTGCCATCTTCTAACTCAGCATTCCAAAATTTTGAACCATCATTCTCTACCTGTCCAATCCACCAGTTGAACCCCTCCTTACCTATAAAATTAGCGATGTTTTCGTTCATGATTCTTGACCGTCTGAGTCAGTATATAATGTAAGTCTAGTAGTCATTTTATCCTGACTAGTTTTAAATGTTCTTTCAACTTTACCAATAACATATTTACCAGAATTTGCAAAGTCTTGCTCTCTGTCTCTACCACCTTTGTAAATATCTAACTGCACAACTTCACCTATCTCTAATGAATAATCTGATACTAATTCTACTATAACTTTTTTGCTGTAAAATAATTTTTCTCTTAAACTGGATTGTGAAAGTTGCTTTGTAAATCCTTGTGTGTATGTACCTTCCGTAAACAATGCAGAGTCTGACACCTTAGACATAATTCTTGTGAATGTTCTATTGTTATCAAATCCTTTATAAAATTCTGGGGTAGCACCCGCATTTAAGGTCTGAACATCTTGATAATATTTATTGATGTTAAAAGGATACTCTTGGTAGTTCATGTCCTTTATATCTAGTGTCATCACATTACTAGAGTATGAACCTAAATTCAAACCCTTTAATAAATCAACTGAACTTTCTATGGTTGCACTATCAATACTAGTAATCCCTGTATCCTCTTCGTCTTCTAACTCTCCACCTTCATGTCCAACGACCATACGTGTAACAGGAGTCTGTTTAGCAAAGTAATCATAGGATACAAAATTATATCCAGCTCTTGTTTCATAGAAAGCATATCCTGCAGTTGCTGCTTTACCACTACCTTTTGAGACAGGTATTGCTTTTGAAGATAACCATCTAATTGCAGTAAATGGATTCCAATATGGTGACACAAATGAGAAGTTATTAACACATGGTTCAAACTTTGCCAATTTTTCATCAGGTACTCCTAGCAAATCTTCTAGTATTTCTTTTCTGACAATATCATCTATTTTTTTACCTAGACCTTTACCAAATCTACGTGATAATTTATTAGCAGCGTTATTTAAAAAATCTTGAGTGCATAGCATAAGTACAGCAGATGATTTACCACCCACATTTCTTCTATCTTGTATGTCATAGATAACAAAATCTCCACCAATTTCTGTTCTACCTTCGCTGTCACCTATACGTATGAATACATTTTCCATACCTGTTAGTTCTGACAACATACCAGTCTCACTATCAGTAATTTGTACCTCCATTCTCATGGTAGCAACTTGGATATCCTCAGTGTATTTGACATACAATACCTGATTAACAGTTATTGGAGGATAGTCCGCAATCTGAAATTGGATTAATTGAAAATTAGACTGTGTATTGACTGACATTAGAATTGCGAAGTGACGTTGTATACATCAAGATATGGAGAATCTTTAATGTTAGGTTGAGCAAGAGCACCACCTTCAGGATCAGACGATGGTGAACTAGGCATTGATGCAGCTATTGCATCACCAGTTCCCCCTGCAAGTGCAATGTCTTTCTTAGTTTTGGCGTCAGCACTCTCTCTGTTCTCTTGTATAGTTTTATCAGTTAGTTCTGTTAAATTAACTTTCTGCTCACCCTTTGCAAATATACCTCCAATTTTTGTATTCTTCATCATAAATTTCGCCATCATACCCATTGGTGACATACTAAATGCTTTGCCACCTATGTTCTTTATATTCTTAAAGGTATTTGATTTAGCGAATGATTTAGCACCTTTAAATATTTTACTGCCCGCATTGAATGCCATGCCCATAGGTGTCATGCCAAATAATTTTGCTGCTGCTGACTTACGTTTTTTGATAGGTTGCATAGCTCTGCCTGAGCCATCTCCAAGTCCTATACCATCTGCAGTTCCTGTATATGGTGCACGTCTTCCAAACGTAGGATCACCCGATGCACTTGGTAACAAGTTTTGTTGTGGTGCTGATGGTAGTTGTTGTTGCTCTCCACCTTCTGACTCTCCACCACCAGACTTACCTCTAACAAAATTTATTGCTTTACTTATTAATGCACCGATTAAACTTGTTGGTTTTCCATCCTCTTTCTTATCATTATCTTCTTCGTCGTTAGCAACTTCAGCACTAGCAGCACCTAACTTGAATGAATTAGATATCTTAGATATATTTCTATTCAATATCTTAGATGCTTCCTTACTTGGTGCAGGGATCTTCTCTAATAAATCTGTCATTGCAACAGCAGCAGATT